AGAATAAGGGAGGCTTGGTTGCCCACCATTAACCCTCTCGCAGTGCCGTCTCCGTTTAGAAGAGCGTTATCCGGTCTACCCGTAACCGACGGGTCGAAGTGCGGAGGTCTATCACCTGTAAGGGTGATTGTAGCTTTGTGGGTGAAAGGATTGCTTTCACTGCCGATTTGTAGTTTACCTTGATTTAGGACAATACCATCTGCTGTGATCGAGACATCCTGATTGTCGTCTGCAATCACTTCACCTTCAATAGTAAGCTGACCGAGTGGGACTGTGTCAGTATCGAGAATAATACTGATCCCCGCTGGGATCGTGATGTCATCCCCTGGCATAGGTTGTCCAGCAGGTCTAAAGCTCCAAGCTGTGGGAGAAGACCAAGGTAGGGGCATCACCGACCTCTGAAGAGGGGTGTTGTCAGACTTACTGTCGAAGTCTTGGCATCCTATAATAAAGGATACAGAAGCTAGCACTAAGAAAGTGCTATACCAGAACTTTGATTTAGGTGTAGGTTTCATACCTCTATATACTATTGATATGGCACAGATAGTATTCTCAAGAGATATTCATGATATCATTGGTGTTTGGGAGGACGGTGCATTCCTGGGAACTAGAGTGGTCTCAAGCACTTGGGACAGTCCTGTAATCGCTAGTAACCTATGCATCTACGATACCAGTGGCTCCAGGCAGGAAGCAATTACAGTTGGTCAGGATACTATGACATCTTCGCTTAGTTCCCTCCCTTGTCTATCCCCTTGGTTTAACTTGGTAACCTCGGCGCTTCCGGCATCGAGTCAAACCGAACTTGATAATGTAGGTAGGGTAAGTGTTTCGTATTCCGAGTTATCAAGTTGTCTTACTTGGGCTGAAGAATACTCAGAGCAGTTGTTGAAAGATGAATACGGAATAACTTAATGTCATACACATCCTCAATTACTATCGGTCCTGGGCAAGATTATGCTAGTTTAGCACTTGCAAACAATGAAGTTAGACAAACTATTCAAGATGGGGAACACTACTTATACACCTTAGTTCCTTCATCGTTTGATTACGCGGGTGTCCTTGCCTGGGATCAGTTTAGGAGTTATACCACAGACGCAGGGAACAACTTTGAAATTACTGTATCAGGGAACACAAGTGGGGTTGATCCCTTCTCTTATTGTGTTGAACCGGCAACTTTCCACCGATTTGAAAATAATAACGGAGGAGATAAGACATTTAATATTGTGGGTATCTCATTCGTAGCTTCGGCACCTTTAGTGCATAGGGGGTGCTTTAGAGTGGGGGTTGGTGCTCTTGAAGGGGATTTCACAATTAATATTACTAACTGTAAAGCTGATTTTTCACTTGGTGATGCCACGACGGGCCGAGTAGATTTTATAGAAGACCGTAGGAGCGGCGATGCCTTGTCTGCTTCCTTATACACTTACAATATAACAAACTGTCAGTTTAGGACAGACGGGCGAGGAATTTATCGGGGGCAAGGTGGAGGATGCACATCAGGAAGCACTTTAATTAATGTAGTAGGCTCCATACTTCACGCAACTAATGGGCGATTCCTGCTTGATCCTCATGATAGGTCCGATCATGACTTGGAATGCAATTTTAGCGGCTGTCTATCTTATGCAGTTAATAGCCCTTATGAGGTTATGGATACTAACCTCATTCAATCAAACTACAGTGGAACCGTAATAGATTGCATATTTTCCGAAGCCTCTTCAAATACTGCTATTTGGGCACCTAATCAAAGGCAGAATGTAACTAATGACGCCTCATTTTTCTTCGACCCGGCTGGAACAGCGGAGGGAGACAATGTTTACTTTTCAGGCACAAATACAACCTTCACTCATGATTACAGACTGTATGACGATCCTAACAACTTAGCGATTGGGTATGTATCTAACATCACACTACCATCTCCAGATCTAGCAGGTAACAGTAGAGGCACCTCACCCTTTGATGCGGGTGCTTTTGCAATTGTAGCAGATGCTCTCAACAATGCAGAAGTTGCATTTGGTAAACTCTTTATGCGAGTTCACTAATTACCTAAAGCCGCGATACCAATAGCAAGAGCAGCCGTCTCACGCACTTCTTGATTGTTAGACTTGAGGTGCGGCTTGAAGACATCAAGCAACTTGAAGTCTGGATGGTTCATGCCAACCTTAGCCATCGAGATCATACAAGCGGTAATGATATCTACGTTGTTAGTAGAGTCGATAGCACGCTTGAGAGTTGCCAGGACATTCAACTTATCCTTAGTGGTAAGTCCGAGGTAATCCCTTGAACGCTTTCTAGTGTTACCAAGGTAGAAGCTATCGTCACCCGTTTGAGGTGGACCCTCTAAGATGGTATCACGCAGACGCAGGAATGGGTCCTTGTTGAACTCCCACCAGAATTGCCACCCAGTGAGGTCGATAGACGGCGTGTAACCACGACCGCCAGTACGAGGGCCAGCACGGCCAGGAGCGCCTGTAGGACTTCCTGTAGGGCCAGATGGTCCTCCTGTGGCTGGGCCTCTTGGAGTTCCTCTACCGGGCGCAGAAGGGCCAGAAGGACCGCCTGTCGTTGGGCCTGACGGGCGACCCGTTGAAGGTGTGCCTCTACCACCACCGGGAGGAACAATATCACCAGGACCACGGTATTGACCACCGTGTGCATGTAGCGTGACACTGAGTAACGCAATCGTAACGAGTTTCATAAAGTTAATCATCATTCTTACCTTTTTAGCTACATATACAAGGAGTGTGCCATGTTATTGAAAATGAAATTCGGTATTAGACCTGTCACGAACTGTGCTGGGGGTTGTTGACTACCTTCACTTGCCCTGCATCATAGGGAACACGATAAGGTAAATGATCCAGGTTGTAGCCGCGCCGAAGCAGCCTGCGAACAAGGCGTCCATCAAGAAGTGAACTTCTGCATTGGCGAAGGGGTGCCAATATAGAGAACCCCAGAATACACCGGACCAGAACCCCATACACAAGATGCAGTTAATAGGGTTACCGAAGAATCTGATCTTGCGTTCAACATCCTCAGTGTAGTTGCCCGCTTCATCTTGAGTTAACTTGGAGTAGGTTAGAAAGTTTCTCAACGGAAGCATGATCTGGGAATTGACGAATATAGTCGCCATCCCAAATGTTCCAAGAATCCAAACTAAGGTGCTTGTTAAATAATCCATTAAGGTAACCCTTGAGTCTTGTCTGTTGGTAACTTCGAGTGATGTAGTGTAGCGCAGTGATGCTTCATAAACTTATCTTTCGCTGCAAACCAGCCCTCACGCATCATACCCGGAGACTCATGCATAGTTATTATAGGCACGACATAGTTAGAAAAGCCATCTAAGTGTGCCTTGTAGGTCATGTGGATATCGTAGAAATCCCATCCTGTCTCTAAGTAATCTGGTTGGTCAAGCCCGATCTTTTTAAGATTTGCGTAAGTGATCGCTAAGAAGCAACCATCAAGCACAACTACCTGCCCACACTTACCGAAGTAGTTTGGGAGCATGGTGCTTGGGTCATTACCTTGAAAGACAAAACCTCTTGCATCTCCAGTCTTTCTTGAGTTCCACCAAGCTCCGTCAGAAGGTAGATAGCAACCCCCTGCAACCCCTACAAAACCAACTCCAGGTCGTCTGGCAACATCCAGATTAGCGAGCAGATCTTCGGGCTTAGAAATGATATCGATGTCGTCGTGACATAAAACTATAATATCATTATCCTCCATTTGTAGGGATTTAAAGAATTTAATGTTCTGTTTATGACCTTCATAAATAGAGGAAGCATCATAAGCAACACTAATTCTTGTAAATTCATTACTGTTGCAGTAATGAGTTAACTTAAGTAAAGATTTAGGTTGTTTATCTTGTCTACTACAAACAGAGAAATATATCATGTCTAATAATAATAGCGAAGAACTTGAGCACATCGCAGAAGAGTTTAAGAAATGTGCTCGTAGTTGCGAATATTTTACAAACAACTACATCAAGGTTGTTCACCCGATGCGAGGGATGGTCAACTTTAAACTTTACCCATTCCAGTCGCGTATCCTTGATGAGTTCCAAGATTATCGACTAACCATTCTTAGGAAGTTTAGACAGGCTGGATGCACGACCTTAATGGCTGCATACGCATTGCACTTTTGCATTTTTGGTACAAACAAGAGAGTAGCTGTCTTATCCAAGGGTGATGCAGAGGCAAAGGAAGTTATCTCTCGTATCAAGATCATGTATGAGGAGTTGCCGTTCTGGATGAAGCCCAAGACCACTAGAGACAACGATCACACTCTTTCTTTTGAGAATGGATCCTCTATTCAGTCCAAAGCTTCAGGTAAACAATCTGGTCGCTCTATCTCTGCCTCTCTGTTGATCTTGGATGAGGCTGCGTTCATTGAGCACATTGATACGATTTGGGCTGCTGTAGGCCCTACAACGTCTACTGGTGGCCGTGTGGTATGTTTATCCACGGTTAATGGTATCGGCAATTGGTTTCACAAGATGTATATGCAGGCGATGGAAGGCGACAACGGATTCCACCCGATTGACATTAAATGGAGTGAGCACCCTGAATACAAGAGGCACAAGGGATTTGAATGGCTCTACGAGCAAATGGAGAATTGCAACCCGCCTATTAACGTGGATAAATGGGAGGAGCAAACTCGCAGAAAGCACAGCTTTAAAGAGTGGTTACAAGAGTATGAAGCTAGCTTCTTAGGAACGGGTGAGACATACATTGAGGGGGAGATCCTGCGTAACTTGAAAGAGAACTGTAACAAGGATTACTGGATTAAATACAACAATCGTATGCGTATCTGGGAGGATCCCCAGCCTAACCATGAGTATGTCTTAGCAGCCGACCCGTCGATTGGTCGAGAACGTGATTATTCTGCGTTCCATATCATCGACATCTATAATGGTAAGCAGGTTGCTGAGTTTTACTCAAACAGGACGCCCATCAATGAGTTCGCCAAGATTATAGCAGATGAGGGCAGACTTTACAATACTGCTTTTGTATGTCCTGAGAGGAATGGTATTGGCAATAACCTGATTTACTTCCTTCAGCAAGAGCTTGAATACGAGAACTTGGTGATGGACGACAAAAGAGAGATTGGCATGATGATCACCCAAAAGAATAAGGAGAACTTATTGGCCGACCTGGAGCACAATATCAGGTCTGGTAAAGTTTTAATAAACTCCGAGAGACTGGTGGGTGAGCTTTTAACCTTCATTATTGACCCAGATACCGGCAAGGTAAAGCCTGATACTAACTGTCATGATGACTTAATTATGTCCTTTGCGACTGGGATCAATATTTTTAATAACTTAAGAGGGAATTCTCTGATAGAAAAGACAGAAGATGAGACTTATATCCCCCCAGCGATCCAGAACGCTTATACATATAAGGTGAAGACATCCACAGATGAACTCACAGAAGAGAATATTAAATGGCTGATAAGCAAATAAGAGAAGGCGGGGAGGGATTCACTCAGTTTGATAACCCGCAAGCACCTTATAACAAGCCTTTCGGGCTTGTAGGTAGATTCTTTAAAAAGTTCTTCTCTAGAGAGGTGGAGGACTTTGAAGACGGTCAGAACATCCACCCAGTTACTAAGAAGCAGGTGGCTCCTACGAAGCCTCTTCAGGGTGACGCTGTTCAATCTAATCAGGTCGTCAAGGTCCCGGCTACGTTTGGTTATGAGAAGAGTTCTTACCCAATACTGCCTCAGATTGAACATGATCGCAAGAAGAGATACAAGGAATACGAGGACATGGATGGATATCCTGAGATCTCCTCGGCTTTTGATATCTACAGTGATGACTGCACTCAGGAGAATATTGACGGAACCCCTTGGAATATTGTCTCGGATGATGAGCTAGTTAAGTCTGAAATTGCTGACATGTTTGAGCAAATTAATATGACTCGCTACCTCTGGGACATCTCCAGAAATGTCGTTAAGTATGGGGACATGTTTATTGAAACCATCATTGACCTTAACAACGCCAAGCAAGGCATTCAGAGAATTAAGATTCTCAATCCCACGTTTATATTCAGAGTCGAAGACGAGTTTGGTTACCTTAAGAGGTTCCTGCAAGAAGTTCCTAAGAAGAACGACTGGACAACCTACGGAACTATCGGTCCAAACTTAGACGACTCTAAAATGATCTCGCTTGATCCAGGCCAGATCATTCACTTTAGACTTCACACTTCAGATCCGACTCACTATCCTTATGGTAAGTCGGTTGCTGCCGCTGCTAGAGTGACCTATAAGAGTCTCAAGATGATGGAAGACGCGATGCTTATCTATCGTCTTGTGCGTGCCCCTGAGCGCCGTATCTTCTACATTGACACAGGTTCGCTGCCTGCTTCTAAGGCTGAGATGCATATTAAGAAGCAGATGGATAAGTTCAAGAAGAATAAGAGCTACAACTCTCGGACAGGAAATATAGAGGAGAACTACAACGCTCTCGCTGCGGACGAAGACTTCTACATCGCTGTTAATGGTAGAGGCTCTGGCACCAAGATCGAAACACTGCCGGGTGCTGACAACCTTGGAGAAGTCGATGACGTTAAATACTTCAGAGACAAGCTCCTGGCGGCTATGAAGATTCCGAAGGATTACATTGTTGAGAAGGACAATGCTCCTGAAAAGAAAGCTAACCTCGCACAGCTTGACGTTAAGTTTGCTCGCGTTGTTGCTAGAATTCAAAAGTCTATCGAGGTAGGCTTAGAGACACTGGCGAAGAGGCACCTGATGCTCAGAGGCTTCCCTAGCACCTTAATCAACAAGGTCAAGATCAAGCTTCCAGCGCCTTCGGATATGGCTCTCAAGCGTCAGTTGGTGACCGACGAGCAGAAAGCCAGAGTCGTTCAAGCTGTTAAGGGCCTGGGTATCTTCCCCATGGAGAAGATCTACAAAGACTACTATCAACTCTCTGATGACGAGATTCAGAAGATGAAGGATGGTTTAGAGAAGGATCAGAAAGATCCAGTCTTTGCGGCCATGGCTCAGGCGGCACCGGGAGCACCACCACCTCCTGGGGGTATGCCACCTCCAGGTGAAGATTTAGGGGCTCCTCCACCGCCTCCAGGCCCTGAGCCTCAACCAGAGTCGATAGACTTTGATAACATGAAATCTTTGGCCATTGAGGCTGATTGTGACGATGAGCTTCTAAAGCTTCTTGAGGATATGTCTAAAGCTAGCCATTTTAATAAGTAACGGGGCTAAAGCAGATATAAATAATTTTGATAACGAATTTGTACTATGTTAACTAACCTTATTGAAAACAGAGGTAAAGAGTTCAGTAACCTGATCAAGATCGGTGATTACTTGGCTCGTACTCTTAGAGAAAACGTGGAGCTTTTCAGCGTTGAAGATGGTAAGGCTACTTACCTGACAGAGAGTGGTTCTGTCATAAGCGGCAAGTATACCTTCAAGCCAACTTTAAAGCTTACGAAGGTCGTCGTAGAGGACTCCTCGATTCTCGAAGACAGAAAGTCTTTCGAAGAGGTTACCGGGAAGAAGATCAGCAACCTTCTCTTCAACTTGATTGAGAGTGACTACAACAAGGCTGATAACTGCTTTGACAACATCCTTTCGATGTATGAGACTCGTCTGAGCTACGATAGAATCAAGAGCAGACTTCAGGAGAAGGTGGAGAGATTTGGCGAGCAAGGTAAGATTGTCTCGGGCAAGGAGTTCCAGCGAGTTAATGAAGTTCGTGATCAACTGGTTAAGTTCTTATGCGAGAACGACCTTGCTAGCGAGTCTGCTGGTATCAGAAACGGCGTTAAGCTTTCGACACTGGTTTCTACCTCGTTCGATCTGCCCCGCAAGACGGTTGAGCAGTTAGCAGAGGATAAGACCTTTGAGGTTAAGACGGTCGGGAAGGAGAGCATCTACGAGTTCCTTTGCAGAAAGGAATTGATTCAGAAAGAGCTTCTTGAGGCCAGAGAGAGCTTTGATAAGATTTGGGTGAACAACAACACTGTCCAAGATCTTGCCTCTATGATTTACGAGAGTGATGAGGATAACATCCGTCACCAAGTTGCTCAAGTCGTTTCGGATGTTCCTTACTTCGCTCTTTCGAACAAGAAGCAACTGACCAACATCATCAAGAACTCACTCTCGATGAATGAGGTCAGCGTTAAGAACAAGGATGTCAACTCGTTTGTGAGTAAGATCTTTGAAATGAAGAAGCCAGTCAAGGCTTATCTTCTCGACATCCTTAACGAGAAGTATGGCATCGACGTTCGCAAGCTTGATGAGGTTCCGACTTTCAGAACTCTCCTGATGACTGAAGCTGAAATCCTGAAAACGATTGCGAAGCACGTTCCTACCGATTCGGTTCTGCAAACAACTTTAGTCGAGTTTGCTGACTCGCTCATCACTAAGAATGGTGCTGAGTCGATTGACCTTGCCGACTTCATCAATGAGGTCTTTAATGAGGCTGGTTACACTGAGTCCCTCAACGAAGGTCAACTCATGGACTACATGAACTTCGATAAGGTTGCTGATGATCTTGGCAAGATCGGTCAAGTCCTCAAGATGCTGGTTCCTGCTGTTGAGACCGCTGCTGATTCCGTCGAGGACCATGGCGACGAAATGGAAGATGCTGACATGGGGGATGAAGGCATGGAAGGCGAAGAGGAAGGTGGTCCTGAGCCAGACTTAGGCGCTCCTGACCCCATGGATAGCGACTCTGAAGTTCCGATGGACGATAAGAAGCCTGATGCTGACGATGTCGCTAAGGAAGTGAAGGATGAGGCCGGTGAGGAAGAAGCTGAAGCTGAAGGTCAAGAGCCTGAAATGCCTGAGGAGCCGGAAGAGGATGAAGGCGAAGAGGAAGAAGAGCCTCAAGACATGGAGCAGGATGATCTGACCGATCTCCTCTCCAAGGTGGAAGACCTCTTAGCAGACCTCGCCGGAGACAAAGAAGAAGACGAGGAAGAGGGCGAAGAAAAGAAGAAGCCCGACCCAGAGCAATACAAGTCCTAATGACTTATGTCTAACTACTCTACAAATGATACGCCTGTGGGCGTAGGCTACAACTCCGATGGTGAGGCCAGAGCATTTGTAGAGTTAAGTGCTGTAAACGTTGAGTCTATAAGTGCTACTACGGTAAGCGCGACTACTTATGTAGGTATAGCGGACGGTAATCTTCCAACGGGTAATCAAGGGGATATAGCATACATAGCTACTGGTCCTGCTACTTATGCCTCCATCTCCCCAACCGCAACTCCTCTCAACCTCGCTACTACAGCGATAGTAGCCACACAAATATCTGATCAGCTTGGGAGTTATGTTACTCAAGAAGAATTAGAAACAGAGTTAGAAGCCTACGCAACTACAGCAGCGGGCAACTTCTTAAACTTGGTTGCCACAAACCTCACGGCTACTAATTACACTGGTCCTGGCGGAGGTGGTGGAGGCTTCACACTTCCCGGCGGTAATATCGGTGATATTCTGTATTACGACAGCGACACCTCGGTTACATCTGTTGCCCCTACTGGCGCTCCGCTTAATCTCGCCACTACTTCCTACGTTACTAGTCAAGGGTATCTCAATTACACTGCTGCTGACTCTAGGTATCTCACTCAAGTAACTGCGGCTGCAACCTATTTAACCATCGCAGACGCTGCTGCAACCTACTTAACCATCCCAGACGCTACTGCTACCTAGCTAACCACTTCAGTTGCAGAATCTGACTATGTAAACTACGATGCTACTACAACGTTATTAGGTCCTTACGTAAATTATGATGCTACTACAACGTTATTAGGCCCTTACGTAAATTATGATGCTACTACAACTCTTTTAGGTCCTTATGCAACTGAGTCTTTTGTAACCACCCAAGGATATATAACCAGCATCACTGGATTTGATATAGATGCTTTAGCTAATGTCCGTATCAACGGCACTCCACAGCCAGAAGGTTACTTATTTTATAATGATTCTGAGCAAGTTTGGTCCTCGTTAATTACGGGAGACAAAGCTGGCTTTACAGTGAAGGCGGGCACTGAAACGATAGTCGGAGTTCAATCGAGCGGTACA